TGCGCCTGTGTCTGATGATGGTGCGTGAACTGTCTTTTTCCCAGATGGGAAAAATCCTGTTCCCGCATCTGTCCGAGGCGCGCGCGCGGCTGAAGGCCTCGGCTCAGTGCGCTATGGTGCTGGAGCAGCTTGAGTCTTTCTATGCCATGGCATGGCAGCGGCATGGCTCTGAAAAATCTTCTGATACAAAGGAATTTTGAAAAAAATATCTTGCCAACTGCGCGCGGGCTTGATAGGTATTTTCTTACATTGGAATTTCTGCGCCAGCCAGCCGCCTTCGGGCGGCTTTTTTTATGCCCGGATGCCTGCGGCCGGTCTGGCGTATTCTCGGAAACAACATGCTACAGACAGTTAAATGTTCGGACATTGTGCGCCTTGGGCGTAACATGGCCGTATGCGTCGGCGTACGACAGGACCACGCCATCCTGTGTTTTCTTGTGCCGGAATCAGAAAATACATGCCATAGGGCGGATGTATCGCTCTCTCTGTGCGACAGTGCGGAGGCCGGTATCAGGCCGGATCAGCGCGTGCGCTGCGTCGGGCGTGTGCATAGCGGTGCGTTGCAGGCGGAGGGGCGGATGCCCGCTGAAGCCATGCGGCGTATTCTTTCCATGCTTGAGCGCGAAAACACCTTTCAGGCAGCCGAACAGTCCGGCTCTGTCCGGCCTGGCCCACGTGCCTCTGCGCCGCATGGGGGTATTGTTGCATGGCACGCTCAGGCCGAGCCGCCCCTGCGCGGCGGCGGGCTACGTGTTTTTCTGCCGGACAGGACAGGAATGGGCAGAGCATGACGGAACAGGATATGGCCGGGCCGGACAGTCCGCCCGGCGGGAGCGCGCCAGAGAGCAGCCCGGCCAGCGGTCCGCGCGGGCACACGCCACCCCACAGCGCGAAAGTCTGCACGCCTGACCCACCGCTGTCGGCGGCGCAATGGCGGCTGGTGCTCAGCCTGACGGAAGAAGGATGCAGCCTGCGCGAGATCGCGGAGCGGCCGGATATGCCGGGCTGGCATGTGCTGCGCCGCCATGTGCGGGGCAGCGGCGCGCGGGCGGCGGGTTTTGCCCGTGCGCGGATGCTGGCGGCGGAAGCCTTCGAAGACAGGCTGATCAAGGAACTTGAAACCATCAAGGGAGAGGACACGGCGGCCATGCGCCTGCGTATTGATACGCTCAAATGGCTCATGGCCCGCCGCGCCCCCGCCCGATATGGTGAGAAGGCGGAGGAGAGCGATGCGCGGCCTGAGCGCCCGGCTGTGGTGCGGCGCGTAATTATCGACCCGCCAGACCCGTCCTCATGAAAGACCGGCGGCTGCAACGCGCTTTGCGCGCGCTGGATATGCCGACCGCACGGGTCTTTGCTCCGCTGCTGGGGCCGTGCCGCTACAAGGGGGCGTATGGCGGCCGTGGTTCCGGCAAGTCGCATTTCTTTGGCGAATGCGTGGTGGAGGAGCACCTGCGCCTGCCGGGGCACCGGAGCGTGTGTATCCGCGAGGTACAGAAATCCATGGAGCAGTCATCACGGCGGCTGATTCTGGACAAGATTACCCACTACGGGCTGGAACCGTGGTTTGACGTGCAGGACCGCGCCATTCGGACACCGGGTGATGGTCTCATCATTTTTCAGGGAATGCACAGCCATACGGCTGACAGCATCAAATCGCTTGAAGGGTTCGATCGGGCATGGGTGGAAGAGGCCCAGAACCTGTCCGCCCAGAGCTGGCGCCTGCTGCGGCCCACCCTGCGCAAGAAGGATTCGGAAATATGGGCAAGCTGGAACCCGGTTTTTGAGCATGACCCGGTGGATCAGTTCTTCCGGGGGGCGGGAAGCGAGCGGCCTGATCTTGTGGCCGTGCGGGCCAACTGGGCCGATAATCCGTGGTTTGCTGAAGGTGCTCTGCCGCGTGAGCGTGAGGCGGATGCCGCCGCCCGCCCGGATGACTACGCCCATGTGTGGGAAGGGGCTTACCGCACCCGGTCGGATGCACTGGTCTTTTCCGGCATGGTGGAGGTGCGGGCGTTTTCGACGCCGGACGATATTCGCCCCTATTACGGTGTTGACTGGGGTTTTTCAAAAGACCCTCTGGCGGCCCTGCGCTGCTGGGTGGCGCAGGATGTGCTGTATGTCGATTACGAGGCCGGGGGCGTGGGCATAGAGCTTGATGCCATTCCCGTCGTGCTGGACACCGTGCCGGGTGCGCGCCAGTGGCCCTGGCGGGCGGATGGCGCGCGGCCCGAGACAATCAGTTTTCTGGCGCGCAGGCACGGTTTCAGAATAACGGCGGCCCGGAAATGGCCTGGCAGTGTGGAGGACGGCATTGCCCGCCTGCGGGCGTTCCGCCGCATTGTGGTTCACCCGCGCTGCACGCGCGTTGTGGCCGAGTTCCACAGTTATGCCTACCGGGTCGATCCGGCCACGGAAGATGTCCTGCCTGTTGTGGAGGACGCCAATAATCACTGGATGGATGCCCTGCGCTACGCGTTGGACGGGCTTATTCATAACCGGCGCACCCTGCCGCGCTTTACGGCAGGAACGGTGCGCCAGATCATGAAAATGGACTGAGCATGACAAAGGGTTTTTGGCGTCGCATCACGGCGTGGCGCAGATCTGCACCCCCGCCGGAGCCGCAGGAGCAGGCCGTTGCCGCACAGGCGCGTGACCATGCCCCGGGAAAGGCGCGTCAGGAGCGGTGGCGTGCGGTGGCGGGTGCGCCGGGCATGGATGCGGCGGCGGCGCTGTTTGCGCCGTATCAGCCGCCGTCCAGTGTCCGGGGCGCGGGGGCGGCTCTGGCGCAGGACAGTATGGCCTCCGCCGTATGGGATCATGCCGGTGGCGGGCTCGCGTGGGGTAACGGCATTTTGGCCGAAGGTCTGACATTCAGGGGATACCCAACGCTCGCGGCCATGATGCTGCGTGCGGAGTTCCGCAAGCCGGTTGAAATCATCGCGCGTGAAGCCACGCGGGAGTGGATACGTCTGCGCATCGTCGGGCCGCAGGGAGAAGGCCTGCCGGGGACGACGCCCGAAAACATGCAGGAAGATACGCAAGGCGGGTTGCCGCAGGATACGCAGGCTGTTCCCCCGCAGGCTTACCCGCGTGACGCTGCCGTGCGCCTGCGCGCGGTGGAGCAGGCCTTTGCCCGGCTGGAAGTGCGCGACCTCATGCGCCGTCTGGTGGCGCAGGCGCTTGGCTATGGCATGGGGCATGTCTGGATCGGGCTGAAAGCTACGGCGGGAAGCGAGGCTCTGCCGCTGCGGCTGACCAGCCACGGCGTGGGGCGCGGCCAGCTTGAACGGCTGAGCCTGATCGACCCGGTCTGGACAACACCAGCCGAGTACAATGCGCTCAATCCGCTGGCGGCTGATTATTACCGGCCCACAGGCTGGTGGGTGCAGGGTACGCAGGTGCACGCGACCCGGCTGCTGAGCATGGTGCCTTACGAAGTGCCCGACCTGCTCAAGCCCGCCTATAACTTTGGTGGGCTGGCCCTGCCGCAGATGCTCGAAGCCTCGGTGCAGAATTTCCTGCGCACACGTCAGGCCGTGTCGGACATGATCGGCAATTACGCCACCCGTGTTCTGCGCACCGACATGGCGGGCGGCATGGCAGACCCTGGCGGCGCGCCGGAAATCGATGCCGAAGGTGTTAGCGCGCGTCTTGCAGCCATGAGCGCCTGGCAGAGCAGCAACGGCACGTTTGTGCTCGACCGCGAGACGGAGGATTTCTCCATCAGCACGGCGTCTCTGACAGGATTGTCAGACCTTCAGGCGCAGGCGCAGGAATTCATGGCGGCGGTGCCGGGTATTCCGCTGGTCAAGCTGTTCGGGTTGCAGCCGCAGGGGCTCAATGCCTCATCCGAAGGGGAAATCCGGGTTTTTTACGATGAGATAGCGGCTTTTCAGCAGGCGCATATGGCCCCGGTTCTGCGCGCGCTCCTGCGGGTGGTGCAGCTTGATTTGTGGGGGTGGGTCGATCCCGCGCTGGAGTTCGAGTTCGTGCCGCTGTGGCAGATGTCCGAACAGGAAAGCGCCGCCGTGGAACGGCAGAAAGCCGATATGGACGAAATCAACATCCGTTCCGGCAAGATTACCCCGGCGGAAGCGCGCGCGCGTGAGGCCGCGGACGGCACCAGTCTGTACCGCACGCTGGGCCTGCGCCCTGCCGCGCCCGGCCCGGCGGCTCCCGCAGTACAAAAGGCATCGTCATGACAGGAAAACTCATGAACCCCGCCCTGTGTCTGGCCTACGACCGGGCAGGGTCTGTCCGGCTGATGGACGAGGATGGCCGCCTGCGCGTGGCCGTGACTCCCATTAGCAAGGCGGCGGTCAACCGTTATTTCGGGCGTGAAATTCCGGGGGCGGAGGCGCTGGGTCTGGCGCCTGATCAGGCCTACCGCCTGTTGCGCGCACCCGAAGAGCTTGAAAAGGCGGCTGACAGTTTCAACAGCATTCCGGTTCTGGCCGAGCATGTGCATGTCACGGCCCAGACCCCCCGGCCCGATCTGGTGGTGGGGGCAACCGGCACGGATGCGCGGTTTACCGATCCGTATCTGACCAATGCGCTGGTGCTCTGGAACGCGCAGGCCATCGAAGGCGTGCGCTCGGGAGAACAGCGTGAACTTTCGTGTGCCTATCGCTACGTGCCGGTGATGGAACCGGGGGTCTGGCAGGGCCAGCCATACGATGGGCGCATGACACAGATCCGCGGCAACCACGTCGCTCTTGTGCGCGCGGGGCGCGCCGGGCCGGACGTGCTGGTGGCGGACGCACAACCAAAGGAACATGGAATGGCATTTTCTCCATCGCGCGGGCCGTCCCGTTCGGGGGCGGGCAACGACCGGAGCGACGCCGGGCAGACCGACCCGGCGCGGAGCGGGCCTGTGGGTGAACGCTCCGGGCAGGCCGGGGCTGGCTTGCCGGGGGCTGCTGCGGGTGCTTCTGCCACGGGCGCGCAGGCGTCGGGCCTGTCCGCTGCTGGCGTATCAGCGGGTGCCGGGGCGCAGGCTTCGGGCAAAGCGGGCGTCGAGCCGGAGGCCGGAGTGTGCAGCGCCGCCGAGCTTTTTGCGCAGATGGGTGCTGCCCTGGCATCCGGCGCGCTGGACATGACGGCGGGGCCGCAGGCGCTGGCTGCTTGGCTTGCCCCGTATCTGGCCGGGCCGGAAGGCGCAGCCACCGCCGACCGTTCCTGCACCGATACCGGCGCGGAGGGGGCCATGCAGGCCTCGGCACAGGGCATGGCGCAGGACAGCGCCGTGCGCAGGGCGGTGGATG